TCTACTAGGTCGTTTAGTCTTACGATAGTTCTAACCTCACGCCAGCGAATCAATTTAATTTTAGAAAGCTCTTCTTTAGGTAGCCGCGCTATAGTACTCGGCGAAGTCTCTAACTTTTCTTTTTTCACGCCGTAACCCCCGCTTCGAAATAACTAAATAAACAGTCGTCTTTGTATGCTTCTGTATCTTTACAGCCGTTACATATACGTATGTTATTACGGCCTTTAAAATTTCTATCGCATCTAAGACACGTTACTAGCTTATCTTTGTTTTTAAGTTCTATAGTTATATTTTCGTTAAAAGGTCTAAACTCTCTACAGTAGTTACATACTCTCTTATCTTGCTGCCATTTTAGAATATAGCTAGTAAGTTTTTTAGGGCGGCTACAGCAGCTACATACTAAAAAGGCGGGCTTATTTCGTATTTCTTTAAACATTTTAAAAACCTCTTTTCTAAGTTAATATTATCGCGGGCAGATACGCCGTAAAAAGTACAATGGCTTACCCATCTCTTTTTTATTTGTGTAGTGTTAAGGAGGTATATTACTCTAGCTAGTAATAGAGCAGACATTAAGCGCCCGAAAGGCATTTATTAACTATGCTTATTAGGTCGTCTACTTGCGTATCTTTTTTAATTAGGTCGGTATGTAATTTATTATTAGCATCTACAGCTAACTCTAAATTAGCCTGAGCTTTATCATGGTCGCTTAATAATTTCTTCTCGCTTTCTTCGGCTCGCATTAACTGAGTATGTATCTTAGTAGAGTTTATTTTTACCGCGTCTACTTCTTCGCGCAGCCCGTTAATTTCATTTAAAGCTGAGTTTAAAGCTATAGTTATATCTTCTTTCTCGTCTCTTAACTTCTCTTTTAAATTTTCTTCGCGACAAAAATTATTATAATTAATATCGCCTCTACTTCTCTCGTTATCTAATCTTTCTTCTAGCTCTTCTATATTGAGATGCGCTTTAAAAAACTCTTCGAGCGCTGGCAGCGCTTCTTTAGATACTAGTTTTATGCCTTCTATCTCTTCTTTAGTAATTAGCCTACCGTCCACGCATGCGCAGCTTTCGGTTATTAAGCTGGTAATTTCTGCGACGGCGTAGCCGTCTACTTTTTTAATCATGTAATACCCCTTTAGTTTTTTTGTAGACCATTAAGATAATAATTTTTTTTTAATATGGCAAGTTTTAAGAAAGCCCCCGCGTTAACAGGGGCTTAGGAGTAAAGGCAGCCCTAAAGGGGTTACTAAAGAAATACCTTTACTACCGTATAATATTTATCTTACTCTATTAAGTACAGGTAAAAATGAACTATGGAGAGTATAAATGTAGATAATAAAATAATACGAATAACTAAGCACGCATTACATAGAGCTAATAAGCGCGAGATAACTATAGACGATATTAAAGACGCGCTTACTAATTATAAAAGCTTTAGGCGCTGTAAGTTAAAAGGTAAAGAAGACTCTTTTAGGCTTCTAGGTCGTAACGGTATTATTTTAATAATCAATTTAGAAAGAGACGTTATTATAACGCTAATGCGCGATAATAAGCAGTACGCCCGTAGTAATTATAAAAAAATAAAAAATAAAAGACAGCTAGAAAATAAAAAGCTATACGGTAATAGAGCAAAAAAATAAAGGGGTTAAAATGATACAAGTAGGATACTTAAAGACGTTCTTTAATGACGAGGGCGAAGCGATAACATTTTTTAAAAATATAAAAGGCTTCGCTTATAATGATTTAAAAGAATTATTTAACAAAGTAGAAGAAGACTTACCTAAATATCTAAAGAAAGAAGAGCAGAAAAATTTATTTTATACCGTCGCTCATCATTTAGAAGGCGAAAGAAAATTTAAAAGCTGGCAAGCTCAAGACATTATACCCTTCGACCTAGACGGTATAGACTTAGAGCGTATAGACGAGTACCCGCCGTTATTAGCTAAAGCCTTAGATATTAATTTAGATAAATGCGCTATAGTATACTCAGGTAATGGCTGCCATATTTTAGTACAAGTACCATTATTTAAAGATAAGGAATTTATTAAGAAAGCTAGGCTAGGTTATCGCCAGCTATTAGATAAAGTAGTAGACGCTTGTAAAGCGAAGGACTTGCCTCTAGATAAAGATACTACAGCATGGGATTACGCGCGTATACTGCGGCTACCTTTTACTATTAACGAAAAAAATAAAAAAGACCCTGATACGGGGGGCATAACTAAAGTTATTAAAAAAGCTACATTAAAACAAAATAACCTAGAAGAGCAGGCTTTTATAGTACCTATTCTAGATAAACCTAGAGACTCTTTTAGTTTATCTAAAGGCAGCTTTCCTTTACCCGATAAAGAAGAAATTATTAAAAGCTGTAACTTTTTTAAATGGCTAAAGTCTTCGCCTTCAGAAGTACATGAGCCGCAAGCTTACGCGATGCTTTCTATTACGGGGCATTTCGACGACGATAATAAAATAAGCGCCGAGTACTGGAAAGAATTTTCTAGCCCTAGTATAAACTCGAAAGAGTTAGGCGACTTTACCGAGCAAGCTCTTAGTACTTCAGGCCCTAGAACGTGCGCGGGTATTAACGACGTGTGGGGTAAATGTAAAGACTGCCCCCATTTTAATAAAATAACTTCTCCTATACTTTTAAAAAATGATACCCATATAGGTACAGAGCATTTAGGTTTTACGCTTTTAGGGCCTAAAGGCGGTAAGACTCGCCAGTACGACGACTTAGTAAAATATTTTACCCGTAAATATAATTATAAACATATAGCAGAGTCGGGCGATATATACATATATGATAAAAATTTATACCGCCCTTATTTAGCGGCTGAGATTAAAAAATTCGCTAACGACCATTTTGCTAAGCCCATTAAGGAGCAAGAAAGAGTAGAGTATTTAAACGCTGTAGAGGCTAACGACGTTACGCCTTTAACTTTTTTAAGTAGACCGCCCGAAGGAAAGATTAATTTAGCTAACGGCGTACTAGATATTAATACAGGGGCTTTAGAGGCTCATACTCCAGACTATAATTTTACTTACTGCTTACCTTATGACTATAGCCCTAGCGCAGACTGCCCTAATTGGAATAGGTTTTTAGATGACGTTACTCTAGGTAGAGAAGACTTAAAAATGATTTTAGAAGAGTACTTAGGCTTTTGTATCTATGGGGGCGAGTATATTTACCATAAAGCTCTAATACTTTCTGGAGGGGGTAAAAATGGTAAAAGTACTTTCGTAGACGTATTAAGTAATTTAGTCGGCGAAGCTAATACCTCTAACGTACCTTTAGTATCTATTAATAGTAACCCTTTCGCACTGGCAGAAATGCAGAGAAGCCTAGTAAATATTTCAGAAGAAGAGCCGCCTACTTGCTTTAAAGAAACAGGTACTTTTAAAAATCTTACGGGTAATAATACCGTTATGGCCCAAAAGAAATTTAAAAACCCTTTCAAGTTTTTATCTAAAGCTAAAATAGTTATTACCTATAACGAGATGCCTTTTATAGCAGATACCTCTACAGGTATGCGACGTAGACTTTTAGTAATACCTTTCGACTTAGACTTAGAAAGAAACGAAGGTAAGGTTAATACTAATATTCATAAAGAGTTAGAAGGAGAGTTAAGCGGTATTTTTAACAGAGCTTTAGAAGGCTATAAGCGTCTTAAAAAGAATAAAGGTTTTACGGTTAGTACTTCGGTAGAAGCTACGGTTAAAGAGTTAGTAGAAAGCTCTAATAGCTTTTCTTTATGGTACTCAGATAATGCAGTAGAAGCATATCCTAAAGGGCATAAATTCGACGACGAGACTACAGGCGAGCGTACTAAGATAGCAGACTTATATAACGACTATCGCGGCTATATGGACGATAACGGCGAGCGTAATTACATGGGGCGGCGTAAGTTTACGCAGGAGCTGAAAAATGTAGGCGTTACACTGTCAGTACAGAAAATTTTAGGTAAAGCTTCGCGGGTGGCATTAAACCTAACACTAGGCAGCGTAAATAATGTTAATGGGCTTAGATTCTAAGCGTAACCGAAATAGAAACGTAACCGAGTATAAGCCCCTAATAATGGGGCTTTTTTGCGTCTAAATAGGATATAAAAAGTACTCTTAGTTACTATGCTTACTATATAAGGTATAAAAAGATAAAGTATATATATTATAAAGAAATAAAAAATATAGATAAGAGTATAATAGTATATATGGGTTTTTTATATGCGTAACGGTATAACCGTAACCAGTTTAGACTTGTAAAAATCATATAAAAAATATAAATTATATACTGTTATAAAAAAATATATACGGGGTTACTTATATGGAAAGTTTAAAAATAATACCATTATTCGAAGTAGGTACAGAAGTTATAGACTTCGCTACTAAGCGGGTCGGTAAAGTTTCAAAGATATGGACGCGCGTTAATAAAATTTCGCTAACTGAATATAAAATAGAAGTATCTTACTCGGTATTCAGAGATAGGGGCTATAATGCTTTTCGGGCTACTCAGGAAAATTTAAGAGAGATAGTATACGACGAGTACGGTAATACTAATATAATGCCCGAAGGCTTAAGCAGTAAAAATTAAAAGTATGCTATACTCTTTAACTATGGAGCGGTTAAAATGGTTACTCGAAGTAAAAAGAAGACTAAAAAGAAAGTCGCTAAAAAGAAAGCGACCAGAAAGACCGCCGCTTTAAAAGAAGCTGAAAAATTAGGTAATGGCTTACCGCCCGCAGTAAATCTAAAGCATGGGCATAGTAAATTCGACGAGAAATTAATACCTATTATAAAAAATTTAGCTTATCGCGGTAATACTTACGCCGAAATAGCCGAGCTATTAGATATTACTGAAATGACTTTAGGACGCTGGCGAAAAGGTAGCGATACTTTACGATTAGCACTGGAAGAGGCTAAGGGTAATCCTATAGGGAAAGTAGAGCAGGCATTATTTAAAAGAGCAGTAGGCTACTCAGCTAAAGAAACTAAAACGCACCTGACAAAGGACGGGTTAATAAAAACTAAAACAGTAGTTAAAAATTACCCTCCTTCTGAAACTGCTATTAAATATTACTTAGGTAATAAAGCCCCTGAAGACTGGAAAGAAAGACAAGAAATAGACTTAGGCGAAGAGACTTTAAAAAAGGGCTTCGCTTTTAAGTTAGATGTAAAGCCCGAAGAGCTTAACTAGTTATATGTCTACAGCAGTTACCTCTACGCCAGACTTTTTTAGTTTTAATCCTAAGCTAATACCTTACCAGTATAACGTAATCTACGACATAAAGCAGCGCTTCGACTATTCTACAGGCCCGCACTATGTCTTACTATCAGGCTCGGTAGGCTCGGCTAAATCTACTTTATTAGCATGGTTAACTATTAAGCATTGTACAGAGTTTAACGGCGCTCGCGCCATGATAGGGCGTAAAGCAATGCCCGACTTAAAAGATACTATCTTTCTAAAAATTATAGAAATGCTAACTAACGCTTTTATAGAAGGCGTAGACTATACTATAAATTATACTAGTAGCTCGATTAAGTTTTTAAAAAATAACTCTGAAATAATTAGTAGAAGCTGGCATGATAAAAAATATACTAAATTTAGATCATTAGAATTAAGTATGATCGTTATAGAAGAGCTTACCGAAAATAATAATAAGGAAATGGTTTTTATGATAGAAGCCATAGCTAGACTAGGTAGGCTACCCCATATAAAAGAAAATATTTTTATAGCGGCAAGTAACCCCGACGACCCTAGCCATAAAGCTTATCAGTTTTTTATCGAGGGCGCTAAAAAGCTAACTGATATTTATTCTAGAAAGAATAACGATAGACATACTTATTACTCTGTTACTTCAAGTAACCCTTTTCTACCTAAATGGTATATTGATTCGCTAAAAGATAAGTACGATACGAAAATGATACAGCGACTACTTTACGGTAAATGGCTATATATTAATACTGACGTTATCTATTATAATTACGACCCTGATAAGCATTTAAAAACTGATATTAAAATAATAAAGAGGCTACCTATTAGGCTTTCTTTCGACTTTAATATTAGTAAAGGTAAGCCTATGTCTAGCTGCGCTTTCCAGTTTAATAAGAAAGCCGATAACGTAGAAGCTAAACGCTTTACTATTTTCGACGAGGTAGCAGTAGAAGGGGCGCGTACTGACGACGCTTTAGACGAGTGGGCAGGTAAAGGCATTTTCGACTTACCCCATAACCCTGAGATAATTATACATGGCGACGCGACTGGTCGAAGCGGTACAAGTAAAAGCCGACTAACCGACTACGAAATTATAGAAGACTTCTTAGCTAACTATAGACGCAAAGACGGCGACGTATTAGAATATATTATAGAAGTACCTACTATTAACCCGCCGCTACGAGACAGACATAACGTAACTAACGGCCAATTAGAAAATAGTGAAGGCGTTAACGCTGTAGCAGTAGCTAATAAATGCGAGTATGTTAATAAGGGTTTTCGAAATACCAGACTAAAAGAAAATGCGGGCTATATCGAAGACCAAACGACAGAAGGGCAGGATATGAGTACCGCTATTACGTATGGTATTCATTACGTAGTGGAGTACGAGTTAAATACGACTAACGCAGCAGTAACTTTTTATTAAGGATATACCAAAATGGCTTTAAGTATCGACGCTAACGAAATAGATTTAACTAAACGCGAGCATATATATGCGCTAATCTCAGAGATAGAGGGCAGCCAAAATATAAAAAGAAAGAAAGACTCTTTTATGTCTTTCGAGGCTCAGGAGGGCAGGCAGAAAGACCACGTTAAAGATAGGTTAGCTAACTTATACCCTGAAACCCATCAAAAATTTAGAGTAGGTAACGTAAGAATAGTAGAGAAAGTAATTTCAAAAAAATCTAAGGCATATAAATCCGCGCCTAAAAGAAAATTAAAAACAGAAAGAGAGACTAAAGAGTTAGAAAGAATTTATAGCGACTTTAAATTTAGTAGAGCTTTTAAAGAAGCCGATAGAATTTATAACAGAGAAAAATATACTTGTTTATGGCTTTCTTATAGTAACCCGCCCGAAAATAACGAAGGGCTAGAAGGTACTTATAACTTACAGGCGCTAGCTCCTTACGAGTATGATTTAATAAGCGACGACTACGGTAAGCCTAAGGTATTTATTTTAAGTTATAGCGGTACTGACGTTACTAAAGGTATGGACGGTATAGAGCAGACCATCAAAGAAGACCAGCGCGATACTAGCGCAGAGTCTAAAAAATATTCTTTTTATAATAAAGACCATTTCGTAAGAGTAGTAACTAAAGGCAAAATAGAAGGTAGGCCTAATATTATTAGATTAGAAATTAAGCCTAACGAGATTAAAAGACTACCTATAGCCTTTCTTTCTAGAGATACAGCAGCCGACTACCCCATACCTTCAGACCTTAGCGATAAGTCGTTAGACTGGTGCGTAGAATTTTCAGACCTTAAGACTGCGGCAAGTACTCAAGGTCATGGACAGCTAACTATATCTCATCCTGAGACTATGAAACTAAAGCAGCTACATATGGGTATGCATACCGCTATTAACTTACCGCAGAGTAGAAAAGATACAGATAAGCCGACTACAGCAGACTATATTAGCGCCAGCCCCGACTTAATGGGGCAGTTATCAGTATTAAAATTTTCATTACTTCAGATACTAGACGACGAGGGTATAACGACTAACTCTGCTATCGAGGGCGGCGTAGACGAGGTAAAAAGCGGCTTCGATAGATTATTAAAAGAAGCAGACGTACAAGACATTATAGAAAGTAACCAAGAATTATATAGCGACTGCCTAGAGTCTGAAGTTTATTTATGTTTAAAAGCATACGAAGACTTTTTTAATAGCTCTGTATTTTCTTCAGATAAAATAGAGGTTTATTTTGAGAAGCCTAAAGTACTTATTAGCGATAAAGAGACTTTAGATAATATAGCTAAGAGAGAAGAGCTAGGCTTAATGCTAGCCCATGAGAAGCATCTAATAGTTAACCCTAATCTAGACGATACTAAAGCTAGAGAAAGAGAAGAAGAGATACAAGACGAGAAAGCCGAGAAGGCTAAACTTATGCAGCAGCTTTTAGGCGAGCCTGAAGAAGAAGAAGAAGAAGAAGGGGCTAACTAATGCGCGAGCAATGCGACGACCATAAATGTAAAGTATTAGCCTGCGGCTGCTCGACAGCAGTACTAGAAGACGTTAGCGCTTTCTCAGAGCAGATAAGGGCTAAAGATAAATGGATAGAAGAGCTATTAGCTGAAATAGAAAGCTTAAAAAATGAGTAACGTAACAGAAGTTATCAAGACTTTATCTTTAAACCTTACCAATATACCCGACAACAAGCGCGAAGAGGCTAAACGTAGGGCGGGTAATTATTTACTAAATGAGATATTTAGAAATGTAGGTACAGGCGCTAGCCCCGTAGAAGGCGAAGGTAAATTTAAGTTATTAGATAAAAAGTACGCAAAAAAAGAGCATGGGGGGCGAAGGCTTTCTATTTTAGAGTTAGAAGGCGACTTACTAGCAGCTTTAAAAGTAACTGATATAGGCGGTAATAGTTTAGAAGTAGGGGTTAAAGGTAAAGAAGCGCCCAAAGCCGACGGGCATAACCAGTTATCTAATGAAGCTAAGTTATGGGCAGCCAGTAAAGAGAAGCCATTTCCTAAACGCAGATTTATACCAGCGTCTAACCAAAAATTTAAAGCCTCTATTACAGAAGGCATTAATAGAATATTAGACGGCTTTAGAGAAGAAGAGCCTAAAGACCTTTTTAGAGAAGAAGAAGAGTTAGAGTTAGGTACGCCTTCTTCTGTTATAGAAGAGCCAGAAAGAATAGGGCTAGACGTAGAAGACTTTTTTAGCGATGAGGTAATAGAGAGCCTTTTACTAGATGCTTTAAAAAAGCAGGGGCGTATATAATGGGCGTTAAGTTTAAGTTAACTAAAAAAGCTAAACAGACTTTAGGGCTAGGGCTACAGGGGGGTAGAATAACCTCTGATATTGCTAAGAGTATTATTGTAGATAAGGTAAGAGAAGAGTTTAGTAAATCTGCCCCTAAAGAAATTAGAAAGGCGCTACTAAGAGACGTTACTAAAGGCATTAGCCCCGTAGAGGGCTTCGGTAAATTTAAAAAGTACTCTGAAAGTTATAAAGACGTTATCGCGGGTAAAGGTATGTATAGACAAGTAGGCGGTAAGACAGTCTTTTTTGAGGGCGTAAGAGACGAGGCTTTATTAAGCGCGGCTAGCCCTAAAAAAAAGAGAAGCCCCGTAAGCCTTCGATTAACTGGACAGCTACATAACGCCTTAAAGCTTTTCACTACAGGCGGCTTTACTGATAAATTTAGATTAGTATTCGACTGGCGCGACTTTCTCGCAGATATACATAACCGACGCGGCGCGGGTAAGAGCCGAGCAGTTAGACGCATGTTACCGACAAGCGCGGGCGAAGAGTTTAACCGCAGCATTAACGAGACTATATTAGACCGACTAAAAAGAGCAGCTTTTAAAGTTGCTAAACGCTTTAGTTGAATTTAAACTTAAAGTAGGTAATAATAATTAGGTAACGCGAAGGCAGTACCGACTTTAAGGGCGAAGGCTCAGGAGTTAGATTAATGGACATTGAGACATTAAAGAAAGAGCTAGAAGAAGAAAGAGCTAGGGCGAAGGCTTTAGAAACTAAAAACGATAGGCTCGAAGATGAAAGTAAGAAAAATAAAACTAGAGCGCAGTCGGCTGAAGAAAAGATTAACGAAGCCGAGAAAGCGAAGCTAGAAGAGCAGGGTAAGCTAGAAGAGCTTTTAGCTAAAGAAAGAGAAGAGAAGTCTAAACTTTCTAAAACGCTAGAGACTCGTACGCAGGGCGTACTACGAGAAAAATTAAGGGCAGAAATGAGCAGGCACGCTAAAGACGCTCATGACGTAGATATGCTTTTAAAAGTTACCGACCATAAAGACTTACTTTCTATCAATGAAGAAGAGTTAAGCGTAGGCGGGGTAGAAGACTTCGTAGGTAAATGTAGAGAGTCGCATAGTTTTTTATTTAAAAAGAAATCTATGGAAAGCGGCGAAGACAAAAAACCTAGAGACGATAACGGTAATAAAACCGACGTAGAGAAGTATTACGAAGAGCTAGACGCTTGTACAAGTCGCAAAGACTTAGAAGAAATTAAAAAAAAATACGGAAAATGAAAACCGTTAAAAACTTAAAGGAGTATTAAAATGCCATTTACTATTAATTTATCGGGTACGGCTCAAGTAGACGACTCAATTGTAAAAGAATTTGACGCAGAGTTTAGAGTAGCATTAGCCGAAGGCGGTACGGCTGCCCAGTTCGCATCTATTAAAAAAGACTTCGAAGCTGAGTCTATCAGCTTACCGAAATACGAGCAGCTAGCGCTAGCTACTACGCCTCTAGTAGAGACCGACGACGTAGACAGCGAAGCTTTACAAGACTCTAAAGTTATCGTTACCCCTAAAGAATATGGTAAAGTAGTAACTACTACTAAGCTCGCTTCTTTACAGACTAAAGGTATGGCAGACAGGGCAGCAGCTAGACTTGTAGGTATTAACGCTGGACGTACAGAAAATAAATTAGCTTTATTAGCGCTAGACGCGTCTACTAATAGAATTTTCTCAGACGGTACAGGTACAGCTACTATTACCGCTACTGATATTATGACAGGCTCTTTAATGGGGTCGGCTTATAATAAGCTGGCTAGAGCCAACGCTATGGGCGTAGCTAATGGCGACTTCGTTATGATTGCCCATGACGACGTTATCCATGATATTAGAGAAGGCTCAGGCGCTAACTCATGGATAGACGCGCATAAATATGCTCTACCTGAAAGCTTACTTAAAAATGAAGTAGGTATGTATAAGGGCTTTAGAGTCGTTAGGGATAACCTTTCTACCATTGACGTAGACGGCGGCGCGGCTAACGTAGACGTTTATAGCAGTTACTTCGTAGGCTTTAACGCTTTCGGGCAGGGCGTATCGCAGCCTATCGAAATGCGGGCTACAGGGCCATACGATAAGCTAAATAGATTCGTTAACTTAGGACATTACGGAGTTTACGAGTTTAAAATTGTAGAGCAAAGCGCTCTATGGGTAGTAGAGTCGGCTTCTAGTGTAGGCGATAACGCGTAATCATTAACTTAATAAGTATTAAGAAAGGGCGGGTTAATAGCCCGCCTTTTTTATTTAAGGTAAAAAAATGGATAATAGAAGAGACTTAGTAACTGTATTTCTAAAAGCCGAAAATGAGCAGCAGCTACAGGCTAAGCTATTCGAGCTATCGCTAGAAACTACTAAGGCTAACGATATTATAACTATATACCCTAAAGGCTCTTCAGTCGTAGCATGGGTAAGAGTAGATAAAAAATATATAGAGCTAGCCAGTAGCGCCCCCAAAAAAGAAGAGGTAAAAAGCCAAGTTAAAAAAAAGAAGACTAAAAAGAAAGCGGTTAAAGAATGAGCTTTAATACTTACGATAAAAGTACCCGCCCTCAAGTCGCTAACGAAGACTTAGAGCAGGCGAAATTTTTAAAGACGCTAGCTAATGAAATAGCCGTTAGAGTACAGGGCGTATTAGCTTCGCCCGACGGTAGTACTCCAGTAGAAGTTACTAGCTGCGGGCAGTTAGAAGTTAACGAGGGCGTAAGATGTAACGCTTTATCTGCTGAGCTTACCGTTACTAAAGGAGCGCCCGAAGAGATAAAAGTAGGGGTAGCCGCGCTAGCTGGACGTACTTCGGTACTAATACAGCCTGTAAATGGGGCTTTTAATTTCGGCTTTTCATCTACTACTTTATTTTTTAAAGTTACTAAAGGTAACTTCTTTGAGATTAAACTACCTGAAGGGCTTTCTTTATGGGTAGAGCCTACAAGCGGTACTAAAAAAATAGCAATAGCAGAGTTAAAATAATATGAGCGTACTAACTGGACAGACTAACGACAATTTAAACTTTTCTATAACTAGAATAAGAGAAGATGAGTTAGAAATACCTATAGATCAGGAAATGATAGTAAGTAAATTTATAACTATATATACGCAGGCTACTTTAATTATAGGCGAGTTTAGTACTTTATCAATTTTAGGAGATACTTAAAATGGCAGTTAACGCACAAACTAAAGCGCCTATTAATATAGATACCCCTAACAGTACATGGTCTGTCTTATTTTATGACGACGTAGAAAGACGCTGGGGCTTTAAAAAAGACGACGGTACAGTACTATACTTCGCCGAAGTTGGTAGCGAGACTTTAACGAGTTTAGCGCTAAGTACTAATATACTAACATATACCGACGAGCTAGGTAACGATACTAATATAGACCTTAGTTTATATTTAGACGATACTAACTTAGCTAGATTAGTTAGCGGTACTATTAACCCTTCTACAGGTATAGCGACTTTCGTAAGAGACGACGCTAGTAATTTTACTGTAGACTTTTCTAGCTTAATAGACTTTGAGACAGTAACGACTTTTACAGAGTCGCCCGCTGGAGTTTTTACTTACACTAGCGAAGATAGTACAGCTACAGTTATAGACTTAAGTAACTTCGAAACTTCTACGCAGCTAGACGCTAGAGACGTACTAAACCGAAAGCGGGCTAACCATACGGGTACGCAGCCAGCTAATACCATTACGGGGCTAGGGGCTACAGCTATAAGTAATAACCATAGCGACTTAAACTTAGACGACGGTAGTAACCCCCATGGCACTACTAAAGCAGACGTAGGCTTAGGTAACGTAGATAATACTAGCGATATAAATAAGCCTGTATCTACAGCTACTCAAAACGCGCTAGATTTAAAATACGACGCTAATAACCCCGCAGGCTATGAAACGCCCGCGCAGCTAAACGCTAGAGATACTGCTAATAGAGATAGGTCTAACCATACCTCTACGCAGCTAGCTATTACTATTTCTGATATACAGAGTACTATAACTAATAACGCCAGCGTAGTAGCTAATACTGCTAAAGTAAGTAATGCTACTCATACGGGCGAAGTCTTAGGGGCTACTAGTTTAGCTTTAGACCCTACAGCTATATCTAATAAATCTTTAAAAGCTACGCCTTCAGGCTCTGAAGAAGTTTTAGTTAACGATAGCGGTACTTTAAAAAAGACGACGACGCAAGCGATAGCCGACTTAGCTAGCGGGGGCGGTACTCAAGTAATAGCTTGCTGCAATTTCGGGGCTAATTTTAACGACCATGGAAATTTTGCAGCAGTAAACGGTCGCCCTAGCGTCAACGACGAGGCCAGCGGCCATAAAACTAGAAATATTATTATCGTAGACGGTACTTTAACTAAGTTAGCGTACCAAAGTAGAGACGCCGATAATAATACCGTTATGAAGATACACGTTAACGGCGTAGTAGAGGATACTCTTACTTTAACCCCCGACGGGGATAATAACGGCGTAGAGGCTATTTCTATTAGTGTTAGCGCGGGCGATTATATCGAGTTAGAATTTGACGCAGGCGACGACCCTAGAGAAAGTAACTGGTATTTTTTACAGGAGCTAAGCTAATGATAGTAGCAATTATAAATATATTAAGCAGCGAAGTAGAAGAGTTTAGAAATGAAGCGAGCGAAGCTTTAGCGCTAAGTAAATTTTGTAGCGCCGTAGCGCCCCCGCTAGACGCGACTAATTATTTAGCTTTAGATACTACTTGGCAGTTACCTAGTAGTAATTTAAGTAAAGCTTGGCAGTATGACGCTACTACGCAGCTACTAAAAAGAAAATGCTGGAAAGAAGATAACATTAAAAAAATAATAGAGCATAGAGAATATAAGTTAGAGCATAACATTTTTTTAGAGTACCCTGCTGGCTCAGGGCTTTTATTCTCATGCTCAGAGTCTACGCAGATAAATTTAGCTAAGCTTGCTTCTATGGATACTAAAAATTTAGTATCTTACCCCTTTCCTATATATACAGCCGATAAGTTAGCTAGTCGCAGTTTATTAGATAGCGCAGAGCTAGACGCTTTTTTAGCTTTATTCTATAACACAATTATAACAGAGCGCGCAGCCGCGCAGGTACATATAAACAATACAGCAGTCGCTAGTAACGAAGAAGACGCAGATAGCCCCGCAGCTATTTACCTAGCTACTTAGTTATGAAATTATACATAGGAGCTTCTAAAAGTAATTATATAGCTAGCTGGCTAATTAGACAGTATATTAAAAAATCTTATAATCATATCTACGTTAGATATAAAGACCCATTTACTGAGCAAGATATAATAAGTGAGTCGTCTCATGGCGAAGCCCATAAAATATTAATTAGTAAATGGTATCTAAAGAATAGGATAGTAGAAGAGTACGTTATAGACTGTACAGAGATTCGCTTTAAAAGTATTTTATCTAAAATTAATGAAAGGCTACAGGCTTCGTACTCAGAATTAAATATCATAGGTATTATTATCTACGACTTCGGCGAAAAATTAAATAGTAATTTAATAAAAAATACAGCTAACTTATTTAAAGACGGCGCTAGCTCTACTATATGCTCCGAGTCGGTGGCTTTTACTCTTAGGCTTTTCGGGGTACAATTTAAAAGACCCTTAGACTTCGTAAGACCCGACCATATTATAGAGCGACTAGCGAAGTTAAGCATAACTGAAGACTATATTAATAAGGTTACTTTATGAGTTATTTAACTATAAAATATAATACTACTGACTACAGTAAAAAACTTAAAGACTACGGTACAGCTTCGGCTAGTATCGAGCTACAGACTGGCGAGTATATCTATATAGGGTACGAAAAGCCCTTTAACCAGTTTTTTACAGAGCTAGAAACTAAAAACACTAACGGCGGCTTAATGTCTGCTGAGTACTACGATACTAGCGGCTTATGGCAGCCGCTTAATACTCTCCTAGATGAGTCTGAAGACTTTACTAAGTCGGGCTTTTTTATATTTGATAAGCCTTCAAAATGGGCGAGCGCCGAAGTCGATAGCTTAGTAAAATTTTATATAAGATTAAAAACAGATACTAGTCATAGCGTAGGCGTAAAAATAAAAGGTATAGCTATGCTACTCTCTAATGATTTAGATTTAGAGGGGGTACGCTCTAATATTGTATCTAAATTTAATAATGGTAGCTCATGGGTATTAAAACATGAGCAGGCCCGAAAAGACATTATACAGCTTCTAAGAAATAGAGGTAACAGAAAGGTAAGTAACGCCGATAAAGTTAACCCTTTAGTTACTGAAGGCGTAAAATTTACTGATATTAACGAGTATGATTTATTAACGCCTGAGCAGTTAAGGCAGGCTAGCCTTTATAAAACTCTTTCTATGATTTATTTAGACGAGCTTAGCGACGACGAGGGCGACAAGTGGGAAAGGCAGGGCTTACGCTACGAAAAGACCTTTAACGAAATGTTTAACCTTTTTTACCTTCAGCTAGATAGCGACGACGACGGGCTGCTAGACGACGGCGAAAGTTACGTAACTACCTCTACGAGTTTAGTATGGAAATAGTTACCGAAATTATTAACGAGACTAAGCTAACTATAGCGGCGCTCTTACCTGCTTTTACGGCGCTAGATTATGAGTACGATATACTTAAAAATTCAGAAAGAGGTTTAGCTAAAAGGTATGGTTTTATACCTGAAGACGCTACTTTTAAAGAAGGCTCGGCGCTAGGCTTTACTACAATGGAGCATACTTTTCAACTAATACTAACTACTGATTATATGAATAAAGACGACGATAGCGCTCAGGCTAACGCATTGCAGAGCTTATACGAAGCTGCCCATAAGGTTTTAAAAGACCTTCAAAAGAAGAGCTTAACTTTACCTACGTCAGGATATAGAGTACTCTTAATTAGTGGTATTAGTTTTGAGACTCCTGAGCATTTCGACGAGAATAGTACAGTAGTTTTAAGAGCTAATTTTAATTATACATATAGATTTAGAAATAATATTTAAGGAGTTATACAATGGGATATGGTTTAGTAAAAGACGACGGGGCAGTATTTATCGAGAAAGAAATTTCAGAAAATACTTATCAGCCTGAGCAGTCGGGCGCTTCGGCTGCTGAAGTACTTAGCGACGGTTTAGAATTTACGCCGACTAAAGAGCTTTTAGAAAGAAATAATAGAACTTCTACAGTAGAGACGGTAGTAAGTAGAGTAGGCCAAAAAAGTATGGCTGGCTCTGTACCTACTGAATTTAAGGCGGGCGCTACAGAAGGTAGTGAGCCTGAGACTGGCGCTTTATATGAAGCTCTTTTAGGGGGTAAAGATACCTTAGTACAAAGAACTTCTTTAACGGGGCATACTACTACTAAGATTTTTTTAACTGCTGGCGAAGAGCTACAATATAAAAAAGGGCATATCGTAAAAATTAAGCAGTCAGAAATAGCGGGGGCAGACCATGTTAGCCCCATCGTAACCGTAGACTCTACGGGGGGTATCGAAAGCATTACTCTTCTTATACCTTACTCAGGAGCTTTTGACGATAACGTAAAAGTAGCAGCGGCTACTAATTATTTTCATCAGTCGGGGCAGCCTACTTTATCTATTACGAATTATTTAGGCGGCGAAATAAGAGAGAAAGCCATAGGTATGCGACCAGTTAGCGCCGAGCTAGCTAATTTTTCTACAGGGCAATTACCAGAAATGAGCTTTTCTTTAGAAGGGCTAGACTTCGCTAGAGAAGTAGGACAGCCGCTTTTTACTCCTTCGTATGACTCGCAAGCTGGAGCAGAGCCGCCAGTAGTGTTATGCTCTAAAGTTTATAAAGATAGTACAGAGTTAACGCTTAACTCTTTAAGTATTTCTTTTACTAATACTTTAGGCTTCTTAAGCTCTACGTCTAGCTGCTCAGGAAAGATTAGCTCTAGAATTACTAAATTTTCAGTAG